GTTGTTGCAGAGATAGAAGTGTGAGTTGTCTCAACACCTGTAATTGCTGCTGTTGAAATAACAGAGACTCCACCTTCAGCTCGGACGGTGCCTTTAAAAGTTGTATTAGCCATGTAAATCTCCTGTATGGGCTATAGTCAGTTACATCATGTAACTGTCAGGTTAATTTTATTATACATAAAAAAAGGGCAACCTACAAGTTGCCCTTTTAATTATTTTTTATTTACGCACCCGGAGATCCGTACATTCCTAATGGATCAGAAACACCAAATGAATATCTCTCACGGGCTTTGTATCTTACATTACCTGTGTTGAAATCGCCATCCATTGCTGTTGACATAGGAGTTCTTACAAACATCTTCATACCGTTAGGAACATCTGTAGTCAAAAAGAAAGCATTTGTATCTGTTAAATAATGATTAACAGTAAAGCCTTCTGGGATTGACCCATTGTTTCTAAGTGCATTTAAATCGTTGTCTGCAGTTCCTGTTCTAAGATCAGATTGCAGAATACGAGTTGCAATAAATTGCAATGCAGGTGGAATGATTAACTTACGAGGTCTAGCTGCAATTAGCAGTCCACGCTCATCAACGAAAGCAGCGATATCAATCACAGCTTGCTCTAATGATGTTTCATTCAAATCAGCACCAGTTGAAGGTCTGTTTGAGTTACTTCCACCTTGTACAGTTGGGTGATCTGTATCGAACAAGAATTCCCCATCTCCACTTGTGAAAGCATCAAAACCAGTATTCAACAAAGAAGCTGCCTTTGTCTGCTTAGTATAAGCCATAGCTCTTGCTAATGCTTTTGTATATCTTGCTGAAAGCGAGTCATACAAATTATCTTCCATTGCTTCTTCAGTAATAGAAAATCCCATTGCAATAGTTTCATGGTTATATCGAGCAGTAAAAGACTCTTGAGCTGTATCGTAAGATATAGCCGCTCCCTCTTGCTTGATTGGTGCTGCACCAAATCCTGACAATTTCACTTCTTCTTCAAAGCTACGCTCTGAATTTTCAACGTCATAGATTTCTGCATGTTCGTTTTCGTATTTTTGGTACTCTAAACCAAATAAGGCGTTTAAACCCGGTAACAACTCTTTAAGGAGTTGAGCTCTTGAAATAGCCATTTAATAATCTCCCTATTAAGCTGCTGATGGGGCAGCGCCAGAAGCGGCACCGATACCAAGTTGATGTCCAGCATTCCATTTACATAACATAATTGGGAAAGCTGTACCATATTCATCACCGTCATAACCGCCTCTCCAATCAACAATTCTGATTGGTAAAGTAGCTGTTGTAGCGGCAGTACTAATATCAAGTGAAACTCTGGAAATTCCTAAAGTTGCATTTGATGTGCCTTGAAGCAAAGCTGCGTTAGCGGCTAAGTCATCGTCATTTACAGAACCGTCTGCTTGTATTTCAAACAAAATATTAGGGTCATCCATAACATAGACCATACCGTTAGTATGAGCTGCGCCTGACCAGACCTGTGTAAATTGTGTTTGACCTGTGCTTAGATCTGTATAACGACACCCCATGAAAATTCCAATGGGTGTTGCTGTGGCTGTACCAGTATCTTTTTGGATAGTGGTTGTTGATCCAGCGTCTGTTAATTTAACAGCGTCACCGAAACATATCCTTGTTGATTCAGAACTCAGAATTGGATACTGACGGAACGCACCATTGTACGATCCAGAAAGATTTCCTACTGGTCTTAAACCGAAAGGGGCTGCTATTGTTGACATAATAATGTCTCCCTTATGATTAAAAGTTTAAATTTTAAATACTAACTTTTGCGTGTGCTTTTCTCTGGCTTGAGTACTGGCATACGTGGATCGGATTCTCTAAGAAAGTTATTATCAACTGCGGACATCTGACTGTCAGTCACGCTTCTGAAATGTTCTCTACGAGCATCCATGTTTTCCTTTGAGTTCTTGCAAAGTAGCAATCCCCCAACCTCTACATTACCCTTGAATCTGGAGTCTATATCAGGCATTACCTTAAGTTCAGGATGATCCTCAAACTTAACCGGCTCCCAACCTTCACGAAATTTTGACGATACATTTGTCATATCAGCTTGACCTAAAGATGATGTGCGAATCCAACGGAATTCAAATCCTTCCTGTGGAGTCGGGTCAGGCAAAGCACTAGCTTGTTTCCAAGTTACTTTACGTTCTGATGTGTCTCTTGTATCTTCTGTGCGTGAATCTCTGTTAGCCATTATATTGACTCCTTCAATAGTTGCGCTGCATATTGTTCAGGTGTAACTCCCAGACGTTTAGCGAGTCCTATCTGGGTGGAGGTTAGCTGCACTTTGCGTGGTTTTTTTGCACTTCGATTAACGGGGGCAACCACGTTACCAGCTGGGCGTTGAGGTGCGTCTACCTCTATTGTCTCAACACCATGCTTGTCTTTAAAATGATCAGGAAAGAATTTTTCCATAGAATCATTAATTCTTTTATAATATTCATCTGTATCTAGCTTTGGATTTATTCCTGCAACAACTAACTTTTGATGCACACCCATAGCAAAGCCTGTCATATCTTCATAGCCTTCTTTTTGGAACCAATCGCTATTTTCTTCTAGCCAATTTTTATCCTTACCCGTAGGCTCTGCAACTTTAGCTTTAGCAGGAGCTGCTGAAGCAACAGGTGTTTCCAGTTCAGCCATGTACTCTTTGTTTCTTACTGGAGGCTTATAATTTTCTACTCTATATTTTTCATTCTGTATGTTAGATAACTTTTCTTGTGCTTCAACTATTTTATCAGGATCGCCAGCTTCATAAGCTTCTTTATATTCTTGCTTAGCTCTTGAGAGTTGCGCTTCAACTCTACCTTTTGCCTGCTCAACTAATACTCCTTCACCTTCGTCTAGTGTTTTTCTTAGCTTTTGATTTTCAGACATTAGCTTTGCAGTTGCACTAATAGCTTCTTCTCTTAATCTTGTGGCCTCTTCTTTTTGCCTGCGCTCTTCATGATATTCATACTTGAGCTGCTTAATTCTTTTTTGTACGTCTGTTCCATATTTTGCTACCTCATCGTCATCAGGTATCTTGGACTCTACGTTTTCATCTCTTTTAGGTTTTCTGTCTGCTTCAGGTGTGTCATCAATAATCTCTATCTCTACAGGATCATCTGACATATTAATTTCTTGTTCGATTTTTTCTGCTGAATTTTCCATTATGCCCTCGTATATCCTCTAGGATCATCAACCACAGCTTCCACTGTATCGTCATTGATTAACCTAAATTCTTCACCTTTAAATTTAAACCTAGTTCCAGAATATGATCTGAATATTACAAAATCGCCTTCTTTGCAATAAGAGCCATCAGGAAACTTATCCTTATCTTTATAACAAGAAGGTCCCATGCCTATTACTAAACCGATAATGGATGCAACTTCTTCCATCCCTTTTAATTTATCTGGTATAATAACACCGCCATCAGTCTTTTCATCTAATTTTGGAATTGCAATTAATAGCTTATAACCTTTAGGTTCAGGTAGCTTACGAGTGATTTCTTCATCTAACTCTAGTTTTTTTGCAGAGAGCATCTCTGTTCCTTTTTGCAGTGATTTAGGTTCACAGTGACCTTGCGAGCTTTATGCCCGAATATTCTTATTTTAAATATACACAACTATTGACAAGTTGGGAAGGGCTAATCTTCAATATATTTTTTTTCATCTTCTTGCAACAGTTCTCTAGCTGACACAAGTCCCTCGATTTTTCCAACAAGCCTTTGGTATTCCTCGAAATTAGTAGCTCTGCCGGATGCCAAATGGTAAGAGACAACATCTATTTCCTCATTTATTTTTTTTATTAAGTGCGTGTAAATGGTATCATTTCTACTCACCTGTTAAATCTTTCGCTATCTCTACAGCCAGTCTCGTACCTTCTGAGACAGCTTCATTTTGAATCTTTTGAAGTTGAAGATCAGCGTCTGAATTATTTTTTGTAAGGGCAACACCAAGTCTCGCACCTTCTCTTTTGTTTTCAGACTCCAATCTTTCGGTTTGATTTTTATCATTGATCATTGCTTTCTGAGCATCAAGCTCTAATCTTGCCATATCCATTTGTTTTTTATGCTCAAGCTCTTGTTCTTTTATGGCAAGTTCTCTTTGTTGTATTTGAGTTAATGGATCTTGTTGCTGTCTCTGCGCTTCCGCTTGTTGGGCTTCGGCTATGTTTGATTTTAATAATTTTTCTGCTGCTTCTGCAGCAAGTCTTGATAACTCCTCTTCAGCGTCTTCAGGCAATGGATTTTCTTCATTAGGCATAGCAACACCAAGATTTTTTTCTATCTCTTTTCTATATTGGAATGCAACGTGTTCTGTTATGTGAGCTGACAAAGCGGCTTGTATTACCCCTGCAAAAGGTGATTGGCCAACAATTTCTTTTAATTTTGGATCGTTTGCTGCAGCCATATGAACTCTAATATGAGATTCATGATCTTGATATTTAAATGCTTTTACTGGCTCTTGTTTTAATATTGCCATATTTTCTGTTACAGGATCAGACGGCTTAATATCTTCTGGTAATTTTATTATTGAACTTGGATCTTGTATACCAAGAACCTCTAACATTTGCCTATGAAGTTTCCCCATGTCATATAACTGAGGAGCTTGTTGAGCTAGTTGAAGAGCGGCTTGATATTGCATCACTCTTTGTGACATGGTTGCTGCATTTGGATCAGAAACAGGAATTACATCTATCCTATCATCAAAATCTTTTGATCTAGAAAAGTCCCCTTCTGTGTCATATGCGTATTGATCGTCCATGTACTCATTAATTATTTTAGCAAGAAGTCTTAATTCTTTTTTTAATGCAGCATGAAGCCTAGCCTGAACTCCAGACATGACTTTCATTGATCTTTCCATTAAAGCTAAAGTTGTTCCGACTGGTGCTTGGGCGTTAATGTCCCCAACCTGTATGTCGGCTACCGATCCTATTCTTCTTCCTTCGTCAACAATGTTTCCGAGTAATTGGTACAATACCGCTGACGGTTCTTTGTAAGGAATAAAAGTAATAGCATCACGGATTGCACCACCCGGGACATCAACGTCACGGAACTCACCCGGCATGAGAGGCGAATCATCACCTTTGATACGAAGGCCCCTAGCTTTAAGGCCAGCTGGCAAATTCGACAGCGTACCGGCATCAATAAGTTGTCTGAGGATTGAGGTTGCACTTTTTGCAAGTCCTCCGATGAGGTGTATAAGTCCTGTACCGTAAAAGCCCAGCCCGGGGAGATACCTGTAGTGGACGAAATATTGTCTTTTCTTTTTCTTTTTGTCATCCTCGTAATAGTTCCTTCTTATGGATAATATTTCTCTTGATGACTTATCTATAGTTACAACGTATGGCCTAGCTATACCGTCCTCTTCTTCAAAAGGCTCTGGTAATTCCATGTCAACGTGCATCTCTAAAAGAGTATGCCTATCGTCATCTTCTATTGTAGCTGTCTCTCCATCTAAATCATCATATTTTTCTTGTATATCTGAATAATCAGGCTCTGGTTCAGGAAGATCTATATCACGATAGAATCCATTATTTTGTAACTTTAATATATCATTAGCTGTTTTCTTCATAACATGAGTGTATCTTTCGCATGTCATAAGATCTGACGCTCCATAGGAAACCACAAAGTCTTCTGCAGGCACAAACATTGCACAAGGTCTTTCCATTATTGGGTCATAATAAACTTTCTTAAAAGCTGATCCTGCAAGAGGCAGCTTAAAAAGCATCTGTTCAGTCTCATCTCTGTATTCTGTCATCTCCTCCGTAAGAAGATAATTCATCTCATTCTCAACTCGTTGTGCTTGTTCCGTTTTTTCAACAGATAACTTGCCAAGTATCTTTGTTCTTACAGGTCCTGATGCTGGATAGATCTCTCCCATAGCTTGAGCTTGGAATCTTACGATTGATTCTGTAAGTATTGGATGGAAAACACCAGAAGCTCCAGCCCACGGCTGTTGTCTTTCTTCAATCTTCATTCCCAAAAGATCTAAGCCTTTAACATAGCTTTTTGCCCATTCACTTCTTGATTGCCTGTCAGAATCAAAGTTTGACATCAATTCACTTGCCATAGAATTTAAATCACCTTCGTCTATTTGCTCTGCTAAATTTTCATCAAAGCCACCATTTACTATTTCATCCACTTGATCACCGGTAAAATCTATAATCATGCCACCATCTTCTGTTTCAACTGACACAGCTTCTGGTGTTTCAACTTCTACAGTTATTTTAGTTTCTTCTACAAAATCATCAAAATTAGTCATTGGTGTCATTGGTTTTTCAATAGCCATTTTTAATTTCCCTAATAATATTCAACTGGTCTTGTGTATTTTGGTTCATCGTCCCAATCATCCATGCTTGTCCTAATCCAACCACCTTGCCTGAATCTTAACAGCGCTTGTGTAGTGGAGTCAACTAAGTCATCATGATCTCCAGCTGGAAAAGCTGCACATTCTTCTATAACTTCTTCTGCCCATCTTGTTGGTGGGTGCCAAATCACACCACTAGCAAACATATCAGTGACAGCATTTACTCTAGCTATCTTATCCTGTCCTCTACTTGGTGTAAACTCTGTAACTGGTATACCCATAGCTCTAAGTTCAAAAATAAGAGGCGTTCCTGAAGCTTTTGCCTCTACAATCATTTGATCTGGCTCAAATTCCCAGTATTTATCGTAAGCTGCACGTTTTAATTCTGGAAATTCTAGTTTTTCTTTGTATGAGTCAATTAATATAAG